AGGCTCAAGGAACCACTGAGGAGCGAAAGGCTTACAGGGAAAGACTACTTGAGGAAAATCCTGAGTTTGCTGTTGCAAGGCGAGAGCGTGAGGCTTATGGTCTACTGCTACCAGAAAAACAGGTTAAAAAGTATGTTGAATATTATTCCCTGCCAGATAAGGGCATGGAAAGGGAACTGTATTTAGCAGAGAATCCCGACTTCGCTTCCGTCATAGGTGCTAATCTACCAGAAAAGCACATCGAAAGCCTTAGAATATCAGTTAAATATAAAGATTTGGATGCGATATATGCCTCTTATGCTGACAGACAATCACCCAACTTTATTAAGGACTCTAAAGCTAGAGCGGAGGCAAGGGCAAAACTATTAAATAGTAATCCCGAATATGCTACTGAACGTAAGAGACGTGATGCTTACGATTATAATTTCCCCGATAAGATGATTGATAATTATGTGGAGTATTATAGCCTGCCAACGGAAGGGTGGGCTAGAGAGAGATACCTTAAAGAACATCAGGAATTCTACGAGACAGCTTTCAAGATACTGGGGTGGATGGATAGAATAGACTTCTCTAAAGTTCCTTCTGAAAGAGTGGAGCGGTTATACAATGAATATCTCGCACTTGAAACAGGCGTGGCAAGAGACGACTTCAGGTGGGAGAATAGAGACCTTGACGAATGGCTGGTAAAAGCAAAAGGTTACACTCCAATCACTGAAAAGCGCAGACGAGCAGCGCTTACTCCTGGAGAACGTGCCCTTGAAAAACTGAGAGGAGCAGAGGAACCACTGGTAAAACCGAAGTAGCGACTTGACATAATAGCAAAAATATGCTATTGATTATATCAATAAGGAGGTTAACATAATATGGACGGCGAAACCAAAACAGGACAGGAAGCTCTTCAGCCACAAGCTGGACAGCCTTCTGTCGAAGAGGGAGGTAGCCCTTCAAACGAATCCGAGAAAACCTATACTGAAGCGGAGGTAGCCCAGAGACACAGCAAACTGGACAAGACTATTGCAACCCTCACCAAAGAGCGTGATTTGCTGAAGCAGAGCAGCGATGAAATGAAACAGCAACTTGAGGAATTGCAGAGGCGAATTGACGAGCAAGAGGAAGAGCAAGCAAAATCCAATCCCGACTCCCTTAAAATCTATCAGAAACAGAAAGAGTTAAGGGAAATGGAGGCAAGACTCAAAGAGCAACAGAGGCAACTTGAGCTGGAAAGAGAACAGAACGCCGAAAAACTCCGTCTTGCCGATGAACTCCATGCAGAGAACATGGTCATTTCCAAAGCTCTTGAATACCACGTGGACATCGGTGAACTGAAGGAAAAAGCCAAAAAGTTCAACCTGAGCACCGAGGAGCAAATCTCCGAGCTTGCTGCTACTCTTGCGGGTGCATCCAAGAAACCAATCCCAAAGGGCGACTCAGGCAGAGGTGTTGGCGGAACGGATTTGGACAATATGTCGGCTTCCGAACTACTGCGATATGCAGTAAGCCAACGAAAATAAGGAGGAAAACTTAAATGGCCAATACCATTACGGAGTATGGCTATCTATCCACTGATGCGATGGTCAAGGGTATCATCAAGACCATCGTGAATGAATCGCCGTTTCTGGCTCGCCTACCCTTCCGTGAGATTTCGGGTAATTCTCTACTCTACAACCTTGAGTCTACGGAAGCTGGTGCTAGCTGGTTTTCGGTAGGTGATACATGGGTTGAGAGCACAACTAACTGGGACCAGAGGTCGGTAGGACTGTCTATTCTTGGCGGGGATGCCGATGTGGACAAATTTGCCAAGCAGACTCGAAGCAATGAACAGGATGTCAAGGCTGCTATTATAGAACTCAAAGCTAAGGCAGTCGCCGATGAGTTTGAGAAGCAGGCTATCCGGGGGTATACCACTACTCTTTACTCCACCAAGCAGATGAAGGGACTCATGCACCTGCTGGCTGAGTGCGAGTCAAGTTCTGCTACCGACTGGGATGGCTCGCTTTATACTAACCCTGGCACTGGCAACAATACGCAGGTGGTTACTGCTTCTGATACTTCAACAGCTCTCACCCTTGACATGATGGATGTCTTGAGAGACCAGGTAAAACCCAAACCAGACTGCTTCATCATGTCCAGGATGTCGAGGAACAAGCTGGCTTCACTGGCCAGGGCTGCGGGCAATAACCTCGAATACGTTCCCGACCCACGAAAACTCGGTCATCTGGTAACCATGTATGGCGAGCAGGAAGTCATAATCTCTGACTTCATTCTGAACAATATTCAGGACGGCTCATCTGGGGTGGTTACTATCAGGGACACTAATCCATCGACCACCAGAGCATCTGGCTACGACAACACTGTTATCTTCGCCGTAAGGTGGGGAGAAAATGACGGTGTAGCTGGCGTGACCAACGGTTGGATTCAGACCGAGGACATCGGCCCGTTGGAGACAAAAGATGCCGAAAGAACACGCATCAAGTTTTACTGTAATATGGCGAACTTCGGCAAGGTCTCTCTGGCTGGCCTGATTAATGTGGTTCCTGGTACAGCTCTGTAACCGAGAATAAAGGAAAAGGAGGTTAAATGAAATGGCGTATTCGGATAATACTACCGGCGGTAGAATAATCAAGGAAGCTCATGTGCCTTTTAAGATTACTCTCGCCGAGGGGTGCAAGGTCGGTGACTTGCTTGGCTATTCAAGTGGATGGAAAAGAGCACTGGCAACAACTCCGAACCAGATAGACGCCAGGTTGGTAGCTGGGGAAACTGGCGAGAGTGCGGATGTTATCACCGCCTACGGTGATGCCGTAATCAAGGGCGTCTCGGGCGCAACGCCAGGTGGCTCTGTCTATTTGGCTGAAGGCACAAACTACGGACAGACCACCCAAACAGCACCAGACACTACAGGTGATATAAATGCACCCATCGGTATAGCCCTGAGTTCAGACGAAATATATCTCTATCCCGGTGGCTTCCCCGTGTACCACGATGCCGACCATCGAGCTTAATGAGATGGGTATGGGGGGAGAGGGGAAACTCTCCCCCCAATATCTAGTGGAGTTATCATGAATGAAGCTATGCTTAAGGCACTTGAGACCAATCCGAGATACGATTACAGCTATGCCTTTAGTGAAAATGGGAGTGGGATAAAGAACCTGATTATAAACCGTTCTCTCACTGGCAAGGGGAGAGGTTTTGTTATCAATTCAATAAAAGCACCAATTGAAAAAGCGATTGTTACCTCCGTCAAACTATTCATAAAGGTTTTTGGGAGAGTAACTAAAGAAAACAGCAGGCTTCGCAACACACATACCATACTCGACTTAAAAGACGAATTCTTCTGTCATTACATCAATCGCAGCCGAATGGAGTTATTTGACTGCGCATGGGAATTACTGGCATTTGAAATTGAACATGACAGCCATTATGAATGGCTTTTTAACTGGCTCATTAATCGTATTCAAGAGGAAAAATCCAGAGGTAACTGGATTGAGCCTGATAAAGAATTTCCACAGGAAGGATGCTGGAAGGAATAAGATGGCGATATACTTATATTATTGCCCAGTATGCGACCATAGCTTTGAACTTCATAAGCCGATGGCAAAAGCTGGTGAGGATGAGGAATGTCCGAAGTGTGGGGTCAAGGCTATGAGGAAATATACTCCAGTGGCTCACAGCTTCGGTTGGAGACTCACTGAAGCCTGCCAGCTACCTGGGGGTAGTAAGTGGGCGGAAATTGAACGTGATGTGTGAAGGAAGAATAATGGAATATGAAATTGGCACTATAGCACATGGGGGAGAAATAGGCAAAAGCGGGGGAGCAAAACGCAATCTATTTATCTTCCGTGCATGTTTAGGTTGTGGTAAGCCTCAATGGGTAGCTTATCGTAAGAGTAAAGGAAAACCAGAAACGGTTCGTTGCCAGTCATGTGCAGGTTTACACAGGTATGAAGGAGTTGCGAAACGAAAATATCAAGTCCGTGGCTATACATGGGTCAAATTAGATAAGGATGATTTCTTCTACCCTATGGTTCAGAAGGATGGCTATGTTCGAGAACATCGCCTAATCATGGCGAAACATCTTGGTAGATGCTTACAGCCTTGGGAAACGGTTCATCATAAAAACGGCGACAAGCATGACAACCGAATTGAAAATTTAGAGCTAGCACTTTCGCAAGGAGAACACATTAGAAGCCATAATAAAGGTTATCGAGAAGGATACCTTAAAGGTTTATACGATGGGCATGAAACCAGAATAAAAGCATTGGAACAACGTGTTACCATATTGGAAGCTGAAAATCTACTTCTGAAACAACGGGCTGAGTTGGAACGTGATGTCTAGGAGGATGTTATGGCAAGCAATATACCTGAGATTACAATCACAGAATTTAAGCGGTTAAAAGTACCTGAACTGAAACGCCTGAAGTCCTGCGAGGTCTTTGCTGATGGCGAATACCTCTTTACATTTGTTAATTCTGCTACCGATTATATTAGAACACAAACTGAGGGGCTCGGTATGTTGAGCAATACTCAGGGTGGAGATGATATAGAGAATATTACTAGAGTGGAACAATGAAAACCATAGAGGAATTAGCTATATGGGTTGTAGTTTCCATTTCTATCTGTTTGGTCTTGCCTTATCGACTATTCTATGCATGGCGAAGGATATTAAAGCTAAAACAAGGGAAAAAGGGGGTAGGATATGCCAGTAAGTGAAGCGCAGCGTAAATTGGCGTGCATTGCACTGAGCATCAAACGGGGTGAAACTAAGCCTTCCTATAGTAAGGAAGCAGCCGAAATGGCAAAGAGTATGTCAGAAGAAAAGCTCTCTGAGTGGTGCTCGGCTAAGGAGCTGGAAAAGGAATAAGGATATAAAGTATTATGGGGTATGATTCTTTTGATATGACTGACGATGGTGGCAGACCGCTAACACCTGAATATTTCGGCGGCGTTGTCTATGAAAATCAAGACATGGCAACAGGAGATAGCGCCAGAAGGTTTGAGAGCAGTTCCAAAAAGCTTAGAGACGTAGTAATCCAAGTGGCTACCTATGCTCAGCTATTCGGTGATAGTTCCAATCAGCGATACCAAGTAGAAGCTGGTGATACACTTGGATTTACCCGTGTAGATGTTTCAACCCTTTATTTCAAGAATGCCACAGCAGGTCAAAATGGTGTTGTGAGGATCCTGGGAGTGGAGGAGTAAGATGGGAGTACATATATTAAAATTACCATCTGATATAGCAGCTATACTCAATAATGTTACCAGGCATCTGGTTATACCTGCCGACTCTCTGGGCAAGAACCCAACGAATCCTCCTGCCATAGATGTTTATGGTATCTGCCAAGCTCTTGAATTTACCGTAGATACCGATAAGGCATACTACAAAATCCATGTGCCCGATGACTGGGTAAGTGGAACCGACATACTGATATACATTCACTGGACGCGCAGCTCTACTGGTGGTGACGACTCCACGAAAACCGTGAAGTGGCAGCTAAAATATCTTGCTGTTAACGGCACAAGCGAAAATGTCAACTCTGGTGAGACCACTCTTAGTATTGAGGACACCTACGAGTCCTCAGATATTAACCAACAGGTTGCTTATCGTACTGACGCACTGACAATACCTGCGGCGGCTATCGAGGTTGGGGATTGCATTACTCTCGAGCTGATGGCGATAACGCCGACAGGTACAGCACTGAGTGAACCGGCTTGCGTGGGTTTGAGTATATCATGGACGGCGAAGCAGGTTATCAGCTAGGGGGGAAATAATGGTCTACAAAATGGTGCTGGTAATGACTCGAAGGAAGAGAAAAAATAAGGAGGTAAATCATGGCAGTCAAAGCTCTATCAATAGAAGCGGAACGAGTCAATTTTATAGGATTAAGCACTGATACCAAGCCTACAGCATCCAGCCATGATGGGCTACCATCACCGGTAACAGGTTCTACATTTGTTGAACACGATACTGGCAGTGTTTACATCACTTATGATGGCACTAACTGGAAGCTAAAAGACTTGGCAATCAATGCGCTGGTTACAAAACTCCGCCATCCATTTGCGAAAGGCTCATTGACTACTAATGGAGTTCAGTATTGCACTGCTCAAACTGGTGTTGACAACTCCGCCTATGTCGAGGTTGAGTCTATTACATTCCAGCAACCAGCAGATATGACACTTGAGGAAATAGAGTTCGGTCTAACGGGTGCTGTTAAGGTGGATGGGTCGGGTAGCACGGATGACATCAACTGGAAGTGGCAGGCAAGTGATGACGGCTCAAGCTGGGAAGACCTGATAAGCGAACAAACCGAAAGTAATACGAATACTTTTACCGATGTTTCCTGTTCGGGCAGGTTTGCTCCTACTGGTAATTTCCTGGGAACTGGCTCCAGTTTTAAGGTTAGAATGGTAATCAAATCCAGTGGAGCCACCGACACGGTTAGTGGCAAGACCAAGAATTCATCCTACATTCTCGCCAAATACAGGAGAGTCTAAATGCGAATTCGGCAGCTAGAAGTTATGGCTGAGGAATATATCCTTGAGCCTAATCTTGTCCTCTATGCCCCTTTGTGGAAAAGAGATGGTGCTTCCTTCATGTCGGATGACCATTATGGGCATTCCTGCTCCGTAACTGGTGCTGTCTGGACTCCACAGGGCAGAAGTTTTGATGGCACGGACGACTACATAAACTGTGGTACTTCGGCTGCTTTTAACGCTACCACCGAGCTTACTTTAATAGCCTGGGTTGCCCCGGCAGATGTGACACCAGCATCCACAAAAATGATAATTGCCAAGTATAATACTAATGGTGACCAGAGGTCATGGGAGCTTGAACTTCGCACTGATGGCAAGTTAGGGGTTAGTTTTGGAGACCCATCTGATGGCACTTATGAAGGCAGAGTAGATAGTGATGTGGCTGTTTTCACTACGGATAACGAATGGGTATACGTTGCTATGTCTTTTCATTCTGGCACGGTTGTCCTGTACAAAAATGGCAGTTTGATATCCTCTCACACGGTAAGTGGGGCAGTGCCAGCCAGTCTCTTTGTTTCTACTACACCAGTATTTATAGCCTTCAGGGAGGGATACAATAGGTACCTGGCTGGTAAAGTGGGAGATTGTTTTATATATAACCGTGCTCTAGAGCCTTCAGAAATCCATCAAAATTATCTGGCAACTAAATGGAGATATCAGTAATGAAATACAGCGCAAGTCTTGTAGTGGTGGAGAGATAAATGAGCAATGAACTATCAGTAACAGCTAAGGTTAATTTTAGCAAAGGCGGAGCCAAGGTTACCAGGGCGATAACAGATTTTGTTGATGTTTCTGGCGATGCGTTTACCCACGAAGTGCAAGAGGTAGGAACTTCCGAAGAACAACTGGCTCAAGGGGCTGACCTCGGCACACCAGGATATGTGCTGGCTATCAATCTGGATGATACGAATTATGTTGAAATCGGTTCAACGACTGGGGTCTATGATATTAAATTGAAAGCTGGTGAGATTGCGTTATGGAGGCATAATTCTGCTACCATCTATGCTAAAGCTAACACGGCTGCTGTGAATGTAGAGTACCTGATTGTGGAGGATTAATTATGGCGATGACGCTAAGCCAAATGAGAGATGCGGTCAAAAGAGACCTCAAGACTATCGATTTCACCGATAGCGAACTGGAGGATATTATAGAACAGGTCCTTGTTGAAGTCTCTGATGTTGCGCCCTATCAGACAGTTGAAGCTGTAGCTGTAACCGATGAATTAAAAACTCTTGACATCAGTGGAATTACAAATCTGCTTGGGATTGACAGGGTGGAATATCCCGTAAACGGCACACCTAGAAATTATCGCAATTTTGAATATATTGATAACGAAACCATAGAACTGGATATGGCTTCGTCATTTGGTGATGATGGCACTGAAGGAACACTTGATGGGACAGTAACATTTACCTCAGGCAGTGCTACCGTAACTGGCTCTGGTACCAGCTTTTCCAGTGTTCTCAACAAGGAGAGCTTTATCAAGAAATCCAGTGGCTCGCGGTGGTATCGGGTTTATGAAGTCGTAAGTGATACAGAACTTACTCTTGAGGAGACAGCCAAAAGTGCAGATGATGGAGCTGATACTGCGGACTCTACGATATACATCGACTACGGCGCAAGGATTTACTGTAATAAACTCCATACTCTTTCAACTTCCTCTACACTAAATGATAAAGAGGAGCACGTTGTCTTGCTTGGCTCGGTAGCCAGAGCTGCTTCCCTATGGCTTAATAAAACAAAGGAACAGATTAATCAGGCAGAGGCAAGGCTATCTGATAATTCTACCATTGAAGGGATGGCTGCCAGAATACAGCAAGCGATTGACGACTTGACTTCTGCACGGAGCTATATCAATCAGATAAATGTAGGCGGGAGACCGCAGGCGGACTATATAGCAACCGCCATGCGTGAGACACAGAACGCCGTAGCCTATGCTAATGAGACAGCGGCTTTCCTGAGGGAATCTCAGCAATACCTGAATATGGGGAGTCAAATAAGACAGTATCAAGCGTGGGTAGATAGAGCAGAGGTGGAGTACAAACGAGCCTTGCGAACAATTGCCAAACGAAAAGTAAACCAGTCTTACTACAGAGGATAATATGCATCGTATGTAACATATTAATAAAATAACATGATTAACGAGAACTATGAGAACTCTAACCGATACGCTAAATGCAGAACAAAAAGAGTTATCTCTCACCCCACGACCTCGTATCACTCTCTCAAAATCGGGTGAATCCGATATTGTTCTTGAATATGACCGCATTAAACAGATACCTTCTCATGAGGAAAGAGAGGATAGCCAGACCCTTCAAGTAATTTGCGACAATAGCGATGGCTACTTTACCTCACTTGCATTACAAGGCTGGGATGCTGTTCTGGAATGGGGCTTGGTAACTTCTGCTGGAACCGAATACTCCGCCTGCGCCCCCCTCAAGGTAATGTCTCAAAGTTTATCCTCTAACCCTGCTGCATTGCTCTGCTATCTCTCCATGACTGGAATACCTAATCAATTGGAGGATGACAAAGCCAGTGTAAAATACAATCACCATAAGTCAGATACCAAAACAGTCAAAGACTTAATAACCGAGATAATGGATGGGCAGCCTGTTGATACCGAATTGACCGAGGAGCAAGATGAATTTGACAGTTACATTGACCTTGACAGAACACAATCAGACCCACTTGATGCTGTAGGGCAACGCTTAAGTATTCCGAACAGATGGATTAGCAAAGTCTCCTTCAAGCTGAAAAAGACAGGTTCGCCTGGCGGGACAAATGTTACCTTTCGTATTCGTGATGTTGAAACAAACAATATTTTTGCCAGCAAAGATTTCCCTATTGCCAGCATAGGCACTTCAGCTTCGTGGTGTGAGGCTACTCTGACGCTTAGCGGAACTGTAACTTTTACAAGCGGTTCCGATGCCATTAGCGGTTCAGGCACAAGTTTTACTACTGAGCTAAGTGCAGGCGATAAAATCAAGAAGTCCAGTGGTAGCACGTGGTATACAGTGTCGGCGATTACGGATGATAGTAACCTTACCTTATCCAGTAATGTCGTGGCATCTGATGATGGGGCTGATACTGCCGATGCTACAGAGCGCGCTATAAACATTGACAAAGAGATAACCTATGAAGGCAATACACCTATCGGTGGTGTCTGGATTTATTGCGAGCACACTGACGGCGATGCCAGTAACTATGTCTCCATTTCTTATAATTCCTTTGCGTTGAAATCAGGTGAGTGGGGGCTTTATGTCCACACATCTGCTGGTGCCGATGATTTAGGGCATACTAATGAGGACTGCGCCTATCGCTACAAATATATTGATGATGGAATAGATTGCTTTGACCACTGCACATCTTATGATGTTGTCTATGATAGTGAAGATAGTTTGATTGATTCATACTTGCCCAAAGATGCCTTCCAGATACAAAAGAATGACAATCGTCTGAGCGTAGTTAACCGACTGCTTGCTTTCACCTCATGTGTAAAGCGATTTGAAGCTGATGGCAAGATGCATGTGTTCACCCCCACTACATCTGGGGACAGCTACGACTACGAGTATTCTTTAGATACTGATGACCACCAGTTTTTCTCAAAATCACAGCGGGAGACTCTGGTTATACCTAATCGCTATGTGGTATCCAGCTATGAAGATGATGATGACCAGTATTCAGGTGAGGCTACCAGCGCAGCCAGTTATGCTCTGCTCCCCAAATCAGAATTTGTCTCACGCAAACTGACTTCCAACGCACAAGCCACTTCTATTGCTGAGGCACTGATAACCCAAGCAGAACGTGCTGCTTCAACAGGCTCAGCTTCTGTGCCTCTCAATGTCGGTGCCGAGGTTTGGGACTATGTGAAGATTACCGACTCAAGGCAATCTGATAGCAGGACTGGTAATCTTGGAGTTATCAGGCGAACTTATAATCCCAATCAGAACACATGGCGCATGGCATTTAGCTTCGGTAAAGGCGGTAGAAAGCCAGTCCCAGGTTTTATGCCCTCAGCAATTGAGGAAGTGGTGGCAGAAGGGATGACCGACGCATCGGTTATTCGCTATGGATGGTTCTCTGATGTATGGTGGCCTGCTGCAAAAGAGTATCTGAAACAATTAGTCTGGTATGGCTTTACCGATGAAAAAGATGAGGAGCACTGGGGAATTTATGACATCTATGCTTTCCTGCTTAAAGTATTTCCTAACATAGAAAAGTGGCTGAATTACTATAACGAGGTAGAGGGGTCAGAGGATGTTGACGATACCATAGCCAATGCCCTCGTAGGCTATCTGAGGCAATTAAGGGATGACCCTGACCCAACACTCGGTGCCCATCTGGACATGAACGGTTATTATCTCCGTGCTGGCACAGGCAATAATGCTCGTATCGTAACAGACACAGACAAGAACATCTACTTTGATGGCCCGGGCGGGCGGTTGATGAATATAGATACGAATGGCAATTTTGATACAGACGGTGGCAAGATTATAAATCTTGATGACCCTACAAACGGCGGGGATGCTGCCAATAAAAACTATGTTGACGACCAAATTCCTTTTACTACAATGTCTAACCCATCACGCTCACTCTCCGTTGATTATCAAAACTCAAGTAGCACAAAACCCAGGATGGTCACGGTCACACTAGAATTAGCAGATGTAGATTATACCACTGTTTATATTGGAGCTTCCACTGGAAGTTATGATGCACTTTATGGGCCTGCTAATGACCTCGGTGCTGCCGGTGGGCGTTGGTCTATAACTTTCATCGTGCCACCAAGCTATTATTACAAGGTGGCTTCTGATGGGTCAATAGTTGAATGGTTTGAATGGGATTAACCAGATAAAGGAGGTTATAATGAAATCTAAAAAATGGTCTGCAAGTCGCACTCTTTGGGTAAACTTTATTGCCATTGTAGCTATTGTGCTTAACAGCTTGTATGGCATTGAGTTAGACGCCGAGATTCAAGCTGCCCTGAGCACATCAATCCTAGCAGTAATAAACATAATCTTGAGGCTGAGAACTTCACAGCCTGTGGGGAAGTAAGATGCCAAACGGTAATTACTGGCTGAACGAAATGGAATTTGAGAGGGCATTAAAACAGATGTCTGACCGAGACCTGTTAGAGTTTACCGCCCGACAAACGTATTCTGTTTGCTTGTTAGCTCAAAACAACGAAAAGCGCATTAGTTCGCTGGAAAAAAGGAACCACAGAATCATCGGAACTATTGGCGGGATAGCAGGTGTGATAGGAGCAATCATAGCCAGTGCTATCAACTATTTTGTGAGGAGCTAATGCTAAGCGGAGATATAACTAAGCAATACCTCTCAAGATTCCGTAATGCATCATCACTGCTAATAGCACGTAAATTACACGATGAACACCCCCTGATATTCGCCGATGTGGAAACCGCTAGAAGCTGTGTGCGGTATTATCGTGGGGCACTTGGCAAGCACGCTCGCAAAAGTCTAGTCTCTGACGAGTATATTCGTTCTCTTGAAGAGGCGATGTCTCATAAGTATAACCCTTTTGGGCTTCCTGAATCGGTTAGTGATAACTGGACTCCTGTAACATTACCCTTCCATAAGGGTAGGGGTTTACTAGTAGCTGACCTGCATATTCCTTATCACGATGTAGAGGCAATAACAATAGCCTTCCAGTGGGCAAAAAAGAATAACTATACAGATTTCGTTTTAATTGATGGAGATATAAGCGACCACTATACAATTTCACGGTTTGAAAAAGACCCACGCAACCGTTCATTCAAGCAGGAGCTTGATGATACCAACCAATTCTTTGATGCCCTGGAGAAGGCTTTCCCCAAAGCTCATATCATAATTAAGTATGGGAACCATGACTACCGCCTTGAAAGTTTCCTCAGACGCAGGGCTCCTGAACTTCTCGATATGCAGGACTTTATCAAAGACGAATACCTTAAGCTAAAACAAAGGGGCTTTATAACCGTTCCTCATGATGTTCCGATTAAAGTAGGTAAGCTCAATATATTGCACGGGCATGAGTTCCAGAACATGTCAATAGCGGTTAACCCAGCAAGGGGGGCTTACCTTAAAGCATTGGAGTGCGTTATGTTAGCTCACTGCCACCGAACTTCTCAACATGCTGAAATGTCTCTATCTGGCAGGCTGGATACGTCATGGTCAGTAGGTTGCCTCTGTCAACTTCACCCTGAATACGCCAGAATCAATAAGTGGAATCAGGGTATGAGCGGGCTAGAATTTGACGAAGATGATTTTCAGATAGAAAATAAAAGAATAGTGAAAGGTTCACCAAGATAATGCGTTTAATCTATATCGCTGGTGCCTTCCGTGCCCCTACTCCCTGGCAGATAGAGCAGAATATCAGACGGGCAGAAGAAGCCTCTTTGAAAATCTGGAAACTGGGCGATGTGCCAGTATGCCCTCATACCATGACCAGGTTTTTTCAAGGCGAATGCCCTGATGAGATTTACTTAAAAGGCACTCTTGAAATGCTGTCAAGGTGTGATGCAATTCTGATGCTCAAGGGGTGGGAAAAGTCCTCTGGGAGTATTCAGGAATTGGAACTGGCAAAATCACTGGAGTTAGAGGTTATATATGAATAATGACTTCCTATTAGAGCAGATTAAGACAATAAGAAATCTCTGTGATGTAGCTATATTCCTGAGACAAGAAAAGGGGATTGAGTGTGAAAAGGGGAGTCTGCTAGCCACGATATTGGAATTGCTTTATGAGGAAGCGCAGTCTCTTACGGATGAGCACTGCGTGGTAAAGGAGTAATATAACATATATGTTATACTATTTATGCGATAATAGTCGGCTTTCTGGCAATTATCCTGATACAAAATGCACCAAAAATGTATAGACGTTTCCGTATGGTATGCCCTAACTGTAAAGGTTACTACTATGTGGAAGTAATAAGACCTTATGAAACTGAAACATGCCCCTTCAAGTGTGGCTATAAAGATAAGTTTGAGGAATTTATAGATTGTGAGGTGGTACTCAATGGAGAGCGGGGAACGAAAGAATAGCTCAAACAACTCTGGTATGCAAGGTTTGTAGCAGGCGTATCCTACCAGGGCATAAATTCTACCGAAAATTGCTACCAGTAGGACATTCTTACAGGTGGCAGGCTATCTGTGTGTGGTGTGGTGAGAAGATGAAGCCCTGAAATCAAAATCTGAGGGCTTTTAAGGGTTGATTAATGGTAAATTACTTTGGTTTGACTGGTCTGGGATACCTTCCATCAGAATAAACATAATAGGGTTGAATAGTAACCGTCCCTGTTTTTTTGAGGCGATAAATGGTTTCTGATGATACTCTAATGTCAATATCGCCACATTTACAAATTCTCTCAGACTCTAGTTTTATTTTCCTTTTCGCACGTTCTTCATTTAGCGCATGAATAAGTTGCGTTCTTGTAATAGTATGCGAAAATGTTTCATTGTGATAGACACTTCGCCATATAATGGCTTCATAAACATTCATCAATTACCTCTCGCTTTAGTGTTTTCCAAGGGAAACTGTCTTCTGACGATATGAGTTCAACCATCTTACGACCATTGTTCGGGCAAGGATAAGGAATCGCCCCTTGCCACCATTTCACCCCAAAGTGAGGCTTACGCTCAGGTACACGTTCTCCGCACTCCATGCAATAACCTCGTACATAGACGGTTTTCATTCTACACCTCTTTTCTGTACTTTTTATGGTTTGTCCTTTTCTCCCATTCTTTCACCAGTAAGGCCAGGCTATAAAGCACTCTCTTAACCTCACTCCCGTTTAGTTTGTTATGGTAGCAGACATTTGGCTCAAGCCTTTTAATCAACCTGTCTGAATTGGCTATTCTGGTTACTCCTGATATAAGAGCATCATCAATCTCCACTATTCCCCACCATCCATTTCCTTCTCAATATCCTCACTTCCACAATACGTACAGTGCTCACAGGTAATGTAATCCTCCAGTGCTGTGATAGCTTTAAACCTGTATCCGCAGGACTTGCAGGTGAACTTCCAGTTAATCCACTCGGGGTCATCTATTGATGTTTGCATTGAGAGCCTCCTCTGATATTCCATCACCTTCTCCTTTAGGTATATCTTGAATTAAATTTTCCCCCATCAAGGGTCGCAAATTGTCTTTTAGAAAATAGGGGATATTTGCTCTCTTACATACTTCTATGATTTCATTAACCCAGATTTTAAGGGGTGGCTTATAGGGCTTGGTCTGGGCACCGACAATCAGCCAGTTGATGCCAGCAGCTTGTAGCATTTGCACCTCTGTCATTTCTCCTGCGTCTCCATAATCGGGCTTCCCTGGCTTCATCACTCGTCCCTGTAATGGCTCAAAGGAGAGGAACTTAACTTTAGCTTCAACAGGCTTTAGCCCTCTAAGTGCGTGCCAATACATATCTTCGGTCGTCGCACTCACTCCCACCCAGCAGTTATCAGGAAACGGACTCCACTTGATAAGGTTCTGGGGCTGCTTGGTGAGTAAGTAAAAGCGGTGCTGTGTATGCTTTCTAATCTGAGCGATAACACGTGCTTGCCATTCGTGGGGAATCCCGATGCCGAAGAGGTCGCTCATGTCACAGACGAAGATACCCTTTGGTTTGCCACCTGGAAGCGCACATAGTTTTTCATGCCAGTAACGGGGATAGAAGGGGTCAAGGGAATAATTAAACAAATCTCTAGGAGTTGGTGCCAAGTTCTCATTAGCTCGGTATCTAGCCTTCAACCGCCCGTTGGCCAGCTTGCGAGCGTAGCAGTAGGGGCAATTATTTAAGCAACCAGTTATAGGGTTGAAGGTATATCCTTGCGTTCCGTCTGGGTTACGCACCCACTCAATCTGTGTCCTGTTCATTTCGCCTCCTCCTTAACCTTTTTATATCTTTCTAAAAATCCCATCGGTGTTAAGAGTTGAAAGGCTTCCGTAAAACCTTCTTCACCTGCATATTTCAGGAGCCAGCTAACATAACCTCCCCATGAGAGTCTGCCACCATGTATGCGGTAATTGGGAAAGTAGTCTAGGGCATCAATCCATTGCCCGCCTGTAGCATTGGTAGTTATTGGCAAAGCAACATTATCTAAAACAAGGAAATTCATAACTCTACCTTCCTGAAGCCCGCTCTGAGCATAGCCAATATCCCCCTCTCAAAGCCATTAAAAGCCATAATATAGACATCTTCTTCCGTTGCTGGTTCGCTACCCGCTTGCTCTATCTGTTTGTCATAAGGATTTTCTGGCAAGCTCTGGTCATCACTCAGCTTGACGTATCCTGCCTCTTTGATGATGGCAAGGATTCGATTTGCGAAACAGTAATTGCAATAGTCGGGGAAGCGAATGTCTATGCCCGCTTCAGCTTCAATAGCTGCATCATCTGGACACTCAATTTCACAATTAAATAGCCCTATATTGTCTCGTGCATAATGTGCTAACTTCTCTCTCAGTTCCATCAGTTACCTCCTTTGCCTTTCTCAGCCAGTTTTTCTCTGGGACTGGGGCTGGTGACGCTACCTCTCACCACTTCCTAGCACTTATTGACATCGGCTAGTTATACACTGGCTATGCACCCCAGTCCCTTTGCCCTGAGCCTATTACATTACCCTCCTGTCTTACGCTTCCCTGCGTTCCCTCGGCTCAGGCTCCTCCAGCTAGTCGGCAAGTATGGTTCAGTTAGTCACGGCTGTCGTCTCTCGCCACAACACTTAGCTAACTCAGGCGGACTAGTTTTAGTTAGCACCGCTTTCGCCTAGTTTCACCTTGCAGGTAGCTGGCAGGTGCTTGCTGGCACCCCTCCTTACTATTAAGGCGACTTCCACAGCATACATCGCCACCAGCAAGCTATTCGATTGTTAACGATTTCTGGAACGTGGCACTTTAATCTCCATTTCAGTCACACCACCCGCACCATTCCATTTCAATACTAGCCTGATTGTGCCATCGTGATAGCCAACCTTAAAGGTCGCTTCGCCATTATCAGGCACACTCTCAATCAATCGCAGAAGCGATTTTAATTCACCGATTTTCATTATCTTTTACCATCCTTATGTTCATTATTCTATGGATTACCGTTTTCGCCTTGCGTCATAAATTAGAAACCTTTTCACGTACTCACTCGGTTTAATCCCCCGACGCCTTGCTCTCCTCATAATTATATGATACACGTCAAGTGGAATTCTGAGGGCTATAACCCGTGTCTTACTATTCTTCATCATATACAATTCCCCTGAGGGTGTTACACTTATTCTGTGCGCTTTGGTGGTGTATCAATAATTGCATCCAGATCCTCTAAGCGCCTGATTATATGATATGGTATGCCGTCCTGCTCGCATTGTTTTTGGAAGGCTAATTGCCAGTCAGACATCTTCCCTGCGGGCAACTTAATTTCCAGGTAGTGAACTCTGCCATTAAGATGCATGACTCTATCTGGTGCACCCCTGTAACTACCCAACCCCTGGGTAATCTGGAAGTTGAATATCCCCCTGAGGGCAAGGTAGTCTTTAATCTGTGATTTCAGGTGTGTTTCTGTCATCTTAATTTGTCTCATAATTCACTCTCTACTAGCCTTAATTTGCACGTATGCCTCACTTGGTTTTACTGCCAGGTCATTCCAGCTCTTGATATTCAACTCATCCCACTGCTGTTGATAGGAAAGCCCGAAGTCCTCTTTGAGGGCTCTGGCTAACTGCTCAATAGTCTTGATGGTTTCCGAGTTGCGACTTGATTTCTTCTTCTCAGAAGGTGGTTCTGGTGCTGGTACATCATCCTCAGCTTCTTCTTCTGTCGGCTCTGGTGGTGGTTGCTGCTGTTTCCCTTTTACCTCGCCGGTGGTGGTATTAACAGGATCTTCAATTCCCCAAAGTTCCTCAATATCCTTTTCAGTCTCAATCTCGAATTGTTTTTCAAGGTCTGGTGCCTCCAGCATGAACATCTTTGCCTGCTCTCTGGCAGCATCAGCAAGCTGTGCAAGGGTAACATCGGTTCTCAGATTCAGCACATAAACCATCTGCTTTCTGCCAGTCTCGGGGTTGTTTACCTGTATCGGCTCCAAGGTCAGCTTTAATGGTATCATACTTATTCGCCCGAAAGCCCGTTTGATAACTTTGGCACATGAATTGATATTGAGCATCGAGTTCTTGGAGCTAGTGTCTATCTGCCATATACCAAGCCCCGGCACTTCTGGCAAAATAAAGCGCAGATTCATTACCTCTTTGCACTTCTTTTCCTGATACTCAGGGCAGTTCTTGCCAGCGCAGGGTATCTCCTGCATCTTCACGGTTCCTGGTTTTTTGGCATCTGGTAATTGCCCAGTCTTTATATCAATCATACGGGTAGCACTCTCACCATCACCTTTACAGACAAGACCATAGGTCTGATTGTAAGCACGGTAATACTGAGTAGCCCAGGTTTCCTCATCTTCAACCGGTATCAATATGGGTAATTCCTTTGGTGTCTCCCCGTAAAGTTCTACCAGCTTCTTATAGTCCGAGTGGTCTTTGGGGAAAACGAAAAATTCAGACTTGCGTGGAAATCCACGCTCCGGGTCTTTAGTTCCTAATTTTATCTTTCCAAGCCTCGGCAATCTTACATTATCTGATAAATCTTTTATTGGCATATTATTTCACCTCCAACACTTTACTTAAATCCTGTGCTATTATAGCTTGGGGCTCTTGAGTTACTTTTACAAACTCAAGCGGGGTGGCTTTGGCAAATCCCTCAAAGGACTTCTTATCAAGACTTAAAGCTATCTGATGTTCCGTTGCCCATTTCAGTGCTTCTTTCGGGTCATAATCCAGTCGAATAACTTCTCTAACACCAACCCCTGGTGCCGGCGCTTTATTCCCCGTCTCATGGTAGGCTTGCAGGGTTAGGTCACGGAGCTTGGATTCTTCACTGGCAACTAAAGCAGCAGTGAGAGTAGCTTCATCAAGCAGGGCACGGTTTTCGCTTTCCCATTTTAGTCTAGCTGCATTTTTAGCCTCCAGTGCTTTTAATGCTCGTTGCCTTGCCTCTGCCACCACCTTAACCTGTTCTAATAGTTCTTGCATGTTAGACTCCTCCTTTCGTCTCCGTTATTCTCTGAAAAGTCAACCATCGGTCATAGTCTTTGAGTAAGTCGCTTACCATACCATCAATCCTTTGAGTTTCGGTTTTAGGATATACAGGGTCATTGGGTAGCACGGCATCATGGCGAGCTTCTTTATAAAGTTCACCATTTTTAGCATCCCACTGCCAGCCGTCAAGGTTGAAATTACCATAAGCAAGCATCCGCTGACCTAGCACAGCGTTATATCTACCATCATACTCAAAGCTAGGTTTGAAGCGAATCTCCAAGAGCCCTCCCCATGTGTTGTACTTGCAATTGAAATCAGGCATTGTTCTTCACCTCCTCTTTTGATTTTATTAACTTATTTTTTCCAGTAACAATACACGCTCACATCTGAATTTACCGTCTGTGTTATATGGTATAACTACTCCAGGCAACCATTCCCATTTTATGAGAACCTTCCAAACGCCAGTTTCGGGTAAGTATTCCCACGTTCTGGTTGCCACGTTCACTCCGCAGGCACAATCTACCGTAGGTAGAGGGTTTACAACCTCGGATATTTCTTCCCCTAGTTCTATTTTCCATGATGATGGCGGTGGGAAATTAGAGCCGAAAGCTTTATATGCAATATAACCATCTGTTGTTTTTTCAAGGTTCTTTGCCATCCAGTCTACAGGAGATAGTAATCCTCTTATACGACTCAGGTCGGCACGACTCAGGTCGGCATGACTCAGGTTGGCATCACTCAGGTTGGCATCACTCAGGTTGGCATCACTCAGGTTGGCATGACTCAGGTTGGCACGACTCAGGTCGGCATGACTCAGGTCGGCATCACTCAGGTTGGCATCACTCAGGTTGGCACGACTCAGGTCGGCACGACTCAGGTCGGCACGACTCAGGTCGGCACGACTCAGGTCGGCATGACTCAGGTCGGCACGACTCAGGTCGGCACGACTCAGGTTGGCATGACTCAGGTTGGCATCACTCAGGTTGGCATCACTCAGGTTGGCACGACTCAGGTCGGCATAACGCAGGTCGGCACGACTCAGGTCGGCACGACTCAGGTCGGCATCACTCAGGTTGGCATCACTCAGGTTGGCATCACTCAGGTTGGCACGACTCAGGTCGGCATGACTCAGGTCGGCATCACTCAGGTTGGCACGACTCAGGTCGGCATAACGCAGGTCGGCACGACTCAGGTCGGCTTTGGTGCCACCGTTGTTCTCTAGCCATTTTTTATGTTCATTTATTATAGCTTGTATATCCATAACTTGCTTACGCCTCCGTCCTCTTATCCTTTTTCTGCGAATCTAACTTCGTTGTCATAGCAGGCATCTTCTTTGCCGTAGTAACCTGGGCACTCGCCAACTTCGGCAAGTTCCAGCCATTCTTCCTCAGCGTTGACGTTAGTGCAGTCACGATAGCGGTAGAATACACATGAACTACACTGCATTGTGAGCCTTCTTTCGTCTGACACCATGTTCCTCCTCGCAGACACGCCTCAACATCAGGATATAATTTATACGATGAGCCTTACATGTTGGACATATCGGTTCTAATAGACACTGGCTAAGGTATAATCGCCGTGCTCTCCGAGACCAGTTGCTTGCACGCAGTATCCTAGCTGCATGGAGTAAATCAAAGAATGTCATTATTCATTCCTCCTTAATTAAAGTTAAAATCCGTCAGGCACACCCAGTAAGACCAGAATGGTATGCCTTTCCTTTCCAACCACAGGTCGGTAATTAGTCTGCTTTTCTTGTTGGGTAGTTTTGTTGCGTAGTGGATTAGCATTTCCATCTCCTTTAGCTTTTGCTTAAATTATAAGGATGGTAGCCCTGATTTGCAAGCTAATTAAGAGGCTTCCAGATACTTTGAGCTAATTCCATCCTGCTAAAAGCTCTCGTTTTCTCGTTTTTTCATAGCGTAACACCTCAATTTACTGTTTGAATAGCCTGTTAAAATGTGCTAGGTTATCAATATGCGTGAAGGCCTGGCATTTTTATTACAGCGTATCCACAATTACAGGGCTACCCTGAGAGTGCTCGATAAATGCAGTCGGGATAACGGAGGTTGCGAGAATTGCCCCGACTTAATAGAGTGTCGAGAACTATATGACCAGCGATGTCAGAGGTGGAAAATTCCCAAGAAGGAGTTATTCAAAAGGCGTGAGCGTGATGTCTGAATGTCCAACCTGTAAAGGCAAAGGGGTACTGCCGTTTATTAAGAATGGCAGGGTAATTCCCAATGCATGGATTGATTGCCCTGCTTGCTATCAAGAGCGCACCAGGGAGCACTACATCCCTGTAACACCCTCAGACTTTGACTTCCCTTGTAGTGGTACTTTCAGAGGATTTTACCATGAGGAATTTGGAGGTGGAGACCCTGCCAATCATGGTAATTACCGAACGTCGACTGACCTTACGGGAATCGAAGACAGGTTAAATGATTTAGAGGCTGAAATTGCCAGACCTGGCAGCATACCCAGGCGGTACACCGAGGAATTAAAGCAGATTAAGGGGCAAATGCTGTACTTGCAGGGTAAAATCAATAAGCAACACGTAACAACCAAGCCCTACCGTGCATGGCAAATAACGAAAAGCGGGCAAAGCCCGGGGCAGAGCCCGGGGCGGGAAGATATTACAGACCGACTGTACAGGAGGTAAAATGATAAAGTATTATCGCAGGGTTAATAAAAATCCAGAAGTCCGTAAGGTGTATGACATTGATAGGCTACTAGATGACTGTTACAAAATGGTAAACGATGCTAGGGCTAGAATTCAAAATCGAGATTATCCTATTCATATTGTATTGCCCGTTGATGATTTGCGGATTTTGCGTTATGCTCTTGCTAAAGATAGAGCAAAAGAAGTGGCAGTTACTGGGAGTTTACATCCTTACACCGAAACGTTATTCGGTGCAATATTGCATGAATCAATTCTTATAGCTAAACCTTTTGTTTTTTAATCACCTTTAAGAATTTTTATTTTCAGGAGTGGTAGCTATGACCTTTGATGACATAATCAAGGCAATTCCTTATGAGCCGTACTTCAGAGACCCTACGGCGGATATAGTTATTTACTGTCAAGACTGCCGTGCTGTTTTGCCTCACATTCCCGATAAGAGTATAGACCTTGTGTTGACTGACCCTCCGTATGGTGTGGGTAAGAAGTATGGGGATAATTACGATGATAATTCTCAGGGTTACTGGGAGTGGTTTTTGCCAGTTCTAATTGAGATTAAACAAAAGGCTCTAGTTGTAGCCTTGCACCATCGCCCACAAATCTTAAAGCATATTACCGATTGGGACTGGATTGCTATCTGGCATAAGCCCATATCAATGGGTTCTCGTATCGGTAATTCTCCAGTATTACCACATTGGGAACCTATTATCTTATGGGGAATACATTCGCTCGGAACGAAAAGGGTAAGTATGCCTGATGTTATTAGAGCTTTACCAATACCAGGCGGAGCAGCTGGTTTAAGAAATAAAGGTAATGGTCGTAAGGTAATGGGGCGTGAAGCTCATAATCTTATTGATGGTTCTCCCCACCCATTTCCAAAACCAACCATTTTGACCGAATCTCTAATTTATGGATTAAGTTCTACTGATGATATAATCTTAGACCCCTTTCTCGGCTCTGGCACAACTTTAGTCTGTGCTAAAAAACTTGGGCGTAGAGCAATCGGCATCGAAATTGAAGAACGCTACTGTGAAATAGCCAAGAAGCGATTGGCACAATCTGTAATGGCACTGGAGACTGAATGAAGTCGATAGTTGAGAAGATAGAGCCAGAAGGTTTTATTGCCTCGTACCTTGACTGGGCGCATGACCTAACCGATGCATCCAGCGAGTTCCACCTGGGGACTGCCTTAACCTGTCTCTCTTCATGTATTGGCAGCAAGGTTGTTTACATGGGCTTTGGCGGTCAAAGGCAGTGGCCTAATCTTTATACTCTGTTGCTCGGCCCGTCTGGCATATCCCGCAAGACAACCTGCATCAAGATGGGGCAATCTTTAGTTAGTGCCGTTGAGCCCCTGTTAATTGCCGATGGTATAGAGACAAGAGAAAAGTTTATCAGTTACCTGGCTTCGCAACCAACTGTCATGTGGCCAATACCTGAATTTTCTGCCGTCTTGGGGGCATGGACACGCTCTTATGCTGATGGTTACAAGGAGTTTATAACGGACTGGTTCGACCCGGAAGAGTTAAGACACCGGCGGTTGGTGGGGAATAAACTGGCAACAGACAATTCTGCTGCTAATGTGCGGGTAGAAAAAGCAGCGATAAATATATTAGCTGGCTCTACACTCGAATGGTTGAGGGAAAAACTGACAGAAGGGGACCTGAAAGGCGGGCTAATGGGCAGGTTTCTTATATTCCCTTCTGGGGAAAAGAGGAAAGACCCAGGGCTTAATGCCGACCCTGACAGGGTTAAACGGCAAGCTCTGGTCGACTATCTGAAAGCGATTTACAACATGAATCCCAGCTGGGTAGATGTGAGGGGAGTCATCGACCAGTTCAACACATGGCAAGCTAAGGCACAGAGGCATCTTGAGCTAAACTATAATCCTGAAACTGTAGGCTTCCAGTCAAGGGCGGTGATGCACACGTTGAAACTGGCTGTATTAATCTGCATAGCGGAGCATCCGACACCTGAGCCGAAATACATCCTAACTGAACGTCAGTTAAAAAAGGCTATCGCGCTGGGCGACTGGCTAATTGAGAAAATGATAGACCTTGCGGAGACTGGCTTTACCAAGTCCAAGACTGAGAGTTATGTGCAGAAGCTGTTACAGATGGCAAGCAGCAATAGCGGGGTGAAGCGCAGTGATGCCATGCGGATGATGCATTGCAGTTCAAGGGAGTTCGAAGTCATTGTTCAAACGGCGGTTGAGCGGGGGCAGTTAAGGGTAGAAAAGGAAACAGGGCAGACGAAGCCTGCCCTGTGGTATAAGTCAGTTCCGAGGTCTGATGATTAACTCACTCTGCGCTTTCCTCCCTGATAGCTTTCTCGATAAGGGCAACAAGCCCGATATTTTCTGCTAACGCTGGATTAGCTTCTACAGCTGACTCTGCTGCCCATACTGCTGCCCTTGCTGCTGCCCATACTGATACCCATGCTGATACCTCTGCTGACCATGCTGCCGTCCATGCTGATTTTATTACTGCCTCAACGGCTGCCCTTGCTGCCCACGCTGCTCTTATTGCAGCCCATACTGCTGACTCTGCTGCCTCTGCTGCTGCCCCTCTTATCGTTGCTACTGCCCATGCTACTTTCAATGCTGCTTCCGATGTTCTATCCTTGCCAGATAGCCAGTTATTTGCCCATGTTGTGAATCCTTCATCGTGATAGACTTCCAAAGCGCAGAGGATGGCGAATCTTACCCGCTGGTTAGTGGTAATCTCTGGCAAGGGTATCTGCCTGATAGTAGTGCATTGTTTCACACCGACTGCTAGCTTATCATTTGCCACAACCTTTTTCACCCGGCACTCCCACAATATGGGGTCGCTAAAGTTAGCATGACACGGGTTAAACATGGCTGCCTTAAGGGGGTGGTCGTAAACGTGGATAACATCTTCTGAGCATAGATTGTTGCCTTTGCCCTTTGCCTTATGAGTAACATTCTCTCCCCATTGAGTGTTGTTTTCAGTCTGGTAATTCTCGTCGGTTAGCTTGTAGTACTTCATTGTATTACACTTTCCTTCTTTACATAGTTTTCTTTTGAGTTTATCCTACGCCTACCACACACCCCGCACCTGTACACTGGCACTTTTCTTGTACCGCTCCAGGTATAGCCATTTTTCATCATCGGCTTATTGCAGCATATCGGTCTGTCTGCCATAGCTTAGTTACCTCCCTTATTTATTTGGGCAGTTTCATTATGCGGAGCAGTCGTTCAGCATCAGATTTATCAAAGTCCCAGTCTGCTTCGCCAGCATCGTATTCGTTGCCAGCAGTGTCAACCATCATGTCATATACCATGTCAACATCAACGCCTTCCCAATCATCCCCACCAGCTAAATTCTCTCCCCATTCCCTGAGTTCCCTGTCTGTTAGTTTTCTCATTGTATCCCCCCTTATTTATTTGGGCAATTTAGAGACTTGCCCCGGTTGAATGGATTAGTTGATTATGATACCGTGCTGATGGCAGCGTTCCTTGAAATCATCAATGGCTTGCCCCAATGACAGGTCATAGTGACCGAGTATAAAGCAATTCGTGTCTTCCCCCATGACCTCAAGATGCGTGCGATATGGAGTTACCTTAGCTATCGGGTCATTCCACATCACCACCCGGATTGGCTGACAATTTAGTTCTATTAACCAATCGCTGACCAGATTTACATTGACATCGTTGGAATTCATCTCCTGTCCCTCCTTGGAAATCTTTTTTTATTTTCAGAATACACTATCTTGCCTTGCCTTGTCAAACTTTACTTTAGTGATTTACAGCAACCTTAATACCTATTCCTCCTAATATCTCTTGTTAGCTCGCTTATTCTCCCATTTTCACCTATCCCATTGAGGCTAACTCGTTACGGCTTTCTCTTTGGATATAACTGTTCTGTTACATCTGTCCGCATGGATTGCTGGGAGTCCAGAGCGTCCTTCGCCCCTGGCTCTGCTACGTAATACTGCACGGGCTTTGTTCTCCCTTTCTCGCGGTGTATGGTTATTAACTCCTCGTATACCGCCTTTTCCACCAGCTCCTCCATCTCTATGGCGTTTACATGCAATAACTGCATAGCTCTACTATGCCTTATCCCCCCACTCCCACTTGCTAACTGTACTAATTTCGGTAATTTCCATTCCAATACTTTAACTTCTTTCATTTTTCACCTCCAGCTCTAAATATACCATGTTGCTAGTTTTCTTGTCAATTTACCCGTTAACTTTTAGGCGTGAAAAAGATATTGCACAAAAATTAGAGATATTTCACAAAAAAAGATTGTGAAATATTAAGCGTGGGTTGAAACTTTTTGTGCTATATCTTGTGCTATTTCTGGCATAATCTGTGCTATTTCTCCGTGCAATATCCCCCCCCGAATTCGTGCGTGGCTGTGCGTAATATAGCACAAGATTTTTGATGCTCTTATATTAAAATATATTTTTGTGATTTTTTTGACCTTTATTTAGATATGATATATATATGAGATAAATTGTTGTTAATTATCTCTTCCTCCCCCCTCCCCCTTAATAGAACGTAGTGCTTACAAGGCATACAGAAGCAGCTGGGCAAAAAGGCGGATTAATGTATATGCTTGACTTTTTCTCCCCAGTGTGCTATCTCTAATAGTAATATGGAAGATGAACATGCACTAACGGAACCTGAGAGGATTGATGTTACCCAGCTGATATACCCTGAGTTGTCGTTCGAAACGGAAGAGACACAGCCTATAATGGATGTGGAGGAGCGGAAGCGCAGGCTGTCCAGGTTCGCCAGGGAAAACATACTCACTCCATCGGGTCGCCCCCACCGTGCGCAGAATGTTGAATCCATTAAGGAACTGAATAGAATGGAAGGCTCGTATGCCCCCACCAGGCACCAGCATGCCCATGTGGTTTTTGAAGTGAAGATGGTGGAGAAAGGAAAACGTACCGATGAGAATTAGAACAATGCTCGTGCTTGCGGTATCCCTGATTAATGCGCTGTGGCTGGCTCACGTGTTCGTATTCCTGGGATTGTTCGGGTACTATCCAATTAGGGAGCCAGTGTCATGGGTCGCATGGGGCGAGCTGTGCTTAATGCTGGTGATAGCTGGTGCTACTGTTGAGAGGATAATTAGACTCAGGGAACGATGATGGGTTTACATAATAGTTATTGTGCGCCCTTCACTACCTCCTGGCGATTGAGAGCCTGCCCCAGGTGCGGCGGCGATATGTACCAGGACCACGACGGGTGGCACAAGGTGTGGGGGTGTCTCCAGTGCGGTGGGGTGGTCAGTTCTGTGAAGGTCCCACCGTTTTACCGCACCCGCAAGTCCCCCCGTGCCCGATTATCACCTCGGGTGGGGAAGTTAGAGATAGACAAAAGTTATAGCACTAAAATTTGAAAATCGGCAGTGCAGGGGGGTAAATATGCGACGGATAGACTTTCTTGATGTAGACATACAGGTAGCGATAGTTGATTTAGGGAGGAAGCAGCAGAGGATAGCGTCTGAGTGTATGAAGGTATGGGATAGTATGAGTGGGAAGTTACCGAGCTTTCAATCTTTTTGTGAGATGTACATGAGGGAGAGGATGGAGGGTTTAATAGGGAAGGTTAGGTGGAATTGATAGGAGGCACTACGGAAGTTCAAGACATAGAGAAGCAGGTAGTAGAGATAGAGGTACCCAAGCCTTATGGTGGGTGGCAGGAAGAGTTTGTGCGGTGTGTAGCAAAGAGGCAGGTAATTAAAGCTGGTAGGCAAAGTGGGAAGACGTATGGTGCGGGGATAAAGGCGTGTTTGGCGTTTTTGGGTATATGCTGGAGTTGTTTAGGGGAAGGGTGTGGGTTATGTGATAATACGGGGCGGACGAATCAGAAGCGGGTATTATATGCAGCGCCCACGGCGGAGCAGACGGACATGTTCTGGTATGAGGTAACGAATGCGCTCATGCCTGGGATAGAGACGGGGCAGTTCAAGAAAGATGAGACAGAGAGGACGATAGAGGTTGTTGGGACGAACATTGTATTGAAAGCCAAGACAGCGTGGAACGCCAACAGTTTAAGAGGTGGCAACTGGGATGTGCTGATACTTGAGGAGTTCCAGTTAATGAATGAGGATACATGGACTGATGTAGGGGCAGCCATGTTGCTTTTATCTGATGGCACGGCGATATTTATTTTCACTCCGCCTTCGTTAAAAAGTGAGGGAGTAAGTAAAGCGAAAGACCCCCGTCATGCCAGCAAGTTATTTCAGAAGGCTCTGGCTGATAAGAGTGGGAGATACAAAGTTTTTCATGCAACCTCAATGGATAACCCGAAGTTGAGTAAGGAAGCACTGGATGAAATTACGGGCGATATGTCGATGGACACATACCGCCGTGAGATTTTAGCGCAGGATGACGAAATTGAGCAATCGTGGCTCGTTTACGGTAAGTTTGACGATACCCAGTGCATGATTAAAAGGTTTCCCATTCCTGATAATTGGACAGTGTTTAGCGGTCATGATTTTGGGGAAGCCAACCATGCTGCCCTGTTTGTGGCACAGGTTAGACTGCCCTTACCCCCGCAAGCTCCTGCTTACTTAAGGGTTGGTGATTACGTGGCGTTTGCCGAGTATGTTCCAAAGGCTGGGTCGTCGGCGGAAAGGCACATTGAGCATTACAAAGACATCATGGGTAGAAAGGATGATGGGACACTCAGGTTAAGGTTGGAGAGGGCTGTTGGCGGGAATGTAACCACTGAGGAAGAGACGAGGCAGTTGTACCGCAGGCTTGGCTGGAATATCAAGGCACCAGAGATAACAAGGGTAAAGCTACAGATAGATAGGGCGATGGCGATTGTAGAACAAAAGCAACTCTATGTCTTTGATGACTTGCATAATCTGTTGAGGGAAATTCACGATTGTATGTGGGAAATAGACCCGGAGACAAAGAAGCCATTGGACAAAGTAAAGGATGAGGCAAAGTATCACTTACTGTCCTGCTGGCGTTACTTATCAACGGTACTGATACCCAAAGTCCCATTAAGAACGGGGCGGGGAGCACAGGTCTGGAATATGTAGTTGGAGGCGAACCATGTCCGACAATATGACTAAAATAAAGGAATTTGAAGGTATTTTCAATCAGCGATATCAAAGAATGGACGAAGATAGGGCTCTATACCTGCTCGAGGATTATGTCTTGCGAGATGAACAAAAAAAGAAGGTTGCCGACGCAATCTCCGTTACCATGCCAGAGCCCCGCATGTTTGCCGAGAAGGTGTTTGCTATTATCAACTCGGCTCACATGCAGTCAAAGGTTATCGGCAAAGGGTTGTCAGACCGTGAAACAGCAATAATCGAGAATTGCATTGATGACCTCTTTGTCAGTATAGATGCAAGGCTCATGCAGAAGGGGAGCAGAATACTAAAGCCATTTATAATAGAGCAGGATTGTATCAGGGGAACAATTATAAGCCAGAACTTGCTCAAAGAAATGCCTGACGGCACGTACGTGCCAGATATTGTTCCATGCGATGCACGCTATACAGTCTATGAATTTGACGACAAGGGGCTTGCATGGTGTTCCCCTAAATTTTTCAGGACAAGGGATATGATTGAAAGCGAGTACCCTGACGCTAAAGGCATACCAAACGGCAAGAATATCCCCGTGCAACCCTATGCCGACAGGAACGTGATTGAGACGTATGTAAACGGTAAGAAAATATGGGAGGAAGAAAATACACTAGGCTACGTGCCGTTTGTTGTGGTGGAATCGGCAAGCGGGCCAATGCTGATGGATAGAGATTATTTCAAACACCGTGGGGAGAGCATTTATGCTGTGGTGAGAAAATTATACCCCGAAATCAACCGTCATGCCTCTATCCTTACCACGCTGGATATGCTATCCTTCCTCGGCGGGTGGCAATATGAAAGCGAAATGGGCGAACTTGCCCAGAAGCCAGAACACCCGATACGGGGCACACGTAAAGTTATCCCAGTGGAAAAGGGCGGAGGCTACAAACCACTTCCTGTAAATGACATCCGCAACGCTTCTCGTATGCTCCAGTATTTACTCCTATCAGCCTTGCAGAGAGCTACGTTCTCTAACCTGGAATATGGCACACTTACCATGCCACTATCGGCGGTAGCAATTTCCAAGATGATGTCAACAAGGGATGCTATTATCCTGATGAGACTCCATGATATGGCACTTTACTATCGCCAGACTGCCAAGATGTTGCTAGACCAGTATATCAGGGGCGGGATTGAAGCGCAACTCGGTGAGCCAGGATTGGAACGGAAATATGACAGAAAGGATATTGATAAGGATTTTGCTATCTTCTACGATTTCACTCCCACTTCTCCTGAAGCAGATATAGCCAATACCGCCGTAGCGCAACAGCAGAAGATGCTCGGCATGTCGTGGAGAAGTATTCTGGCAAATACCTTGAAGGTTCAGGATGTTGCTGGGGAACTGGAAGCGGAACGCAGGGAAATGGCTGATAGAATGGATGTGGCTAATGTGCTCTACGACCAGGTATTTGCCTACCGTGATAAGGGAGACAATCTTGATGATAAAAAAGAGAAAGAGAAATACTACCTCAAAGCCGAACTCACCTTGCAACAGCTTGAGACTATATTGAGGCAAAGGGCTATGGGGCAATTGACAGGTCTTAATATGCAGGGGTCAGAGGCGAAGGGTGGAGAGGGCGCGAAACCTATGGTGCCTTTGCTCGGCGGAGGGCAGGGCGGTAGCGGTACCCCAGAACGTGAAGAAGAAGTTACGCCTGACGAACTGGAAGAAAGGCGTGAAAGCAGGGAAAGTGTTGTCAGAAGGCAGACTGCCGAAGGAGGATAAGCTATGCCAAGATTAAGCAACGAAATGATAAATAACCGTGTGCGTGCAGCCATGCAACCGCCTGCACAACAGGTTGCTGGTAAGTTACCACCAACTACTATGGAAAATCTCATCCAGAAAGCAAAGGCTAAACGTGGGGCTGCACCAGAGATAAAACTATCGCCTGAGCAAAAAGTCGACTTGAAGGCAAGAGGTATATGACATGGCAACACCAAAAATTGGAGGGCTGCGCTCATACCGTACAGGTGCAGGTGAAAAACCACCAGAGCCTAAAGAGCCTGCGCTGGTCAAACCACGTCTTATCACTATACCACGTGAGCCTGAAGATGAATTAACTAAACATCTGCGTAAAATCCTTCAGATACCAGGCGCTGAAAGACGGCTAACCCAATTTGGAGAGATTGAGCTCACACCTGAATCTCTGAAGCAGGCTGGATTGGAACTGGATATTGGAGAAGGCTCGCACCTAAAGGTAAAACTTGGAGACAAAGGCTACCAGTTCTTTGAAGTTCCGCCTGCTGAAGCTGAGGGAATTCCTGGAATCAAGATAAAACTTCCCGAAACCATGACGACTGAGGGGTGGAGTGTTACCGATGAGGGCTTGCTGAAATCAGCTACTGGGGAGCTATTCACACCTGAGGAACTGGAACAGCAAAGACAGACTGACCTGCGTGAATTTGAGCAGACCATTTTGCCTCAGTTACCAGAGGAATTGCGTGCTCAGTATGGCAATATCCCGATGGAAGATTTCATGGCAAAACTTGAAGAATACAGGCAGCCGTTCATTGAAAGACAGGAAAACCTTAATGAAGCCTTTTTTGCCGTGTTCCCAGAATTTGAGAAACTGGGGGAGGGTGCCGTAAGCGAATGGATGACTAAACTCGAAACCGACGAGAAATTCCAGGAAGATTTTGTTACCATGCTTCTGCAACGGGGTAGAACTACCGAGACCGAGAATCTGCTCAAGGCAATGGGGGCTGATGATACTCAGGTGCAGGAATTCTTTGCCGAACCTGAAGTTGAGCCTCCCGAATTAGAGGCAAGACTTCCAATAACCGAGCAGGCAATTAGTGATATTAATGAGGCATGGAGGGGGTTTACTACTGGCGAGTTCAAGTGGAGTGAACTTGGGAAAGTTGCACTGGCAGGGCTTGGGACTGCTGGTGCTTTTATGGAGAAATATATCGGGAGACCCTGGGAAGGGTTTTTAATGGAGTCGGCAGCAAGGCTAATGAACGCTGTTGGGCAAGGCGATGAATGGAGTAATTGGATTGTGCAATCCTCCGATGTTCTCCGAAAGAAGTATGGCTGGGCGGGTATTTTCTCTGAAGACATATCCTATATGTGGGACAGGGTAAAGTTTGCTGCCGAGAAAATGGGGCAACCATCGTGGGCGTTGACAGCGCTGGAATGGGCAAATCCTGCTTACCTTATCCCCGTTGGTGAAGCGATAGGTATTGGTGCTCGCTTTACTTCACAGATAACAGTGCTTGGTAAGGTATTGACCAAAACTGCTGCTGGAGTTCAGGCTATCGAAAGAGGTTTGGCTTATCCAATAGCCAAGCCTCTTGAACTAGGAGCTAAAGGTGTTCTCAAGGTTGGCGAGAAACTGGGCGAGAACGCAGCCCGAAGGCTTGTTGAGCAAGCTGATAATCTACTTCTCACAATCCCAGCAAGTGATGATATTATCAAAGGAGTGCTGGTTGATAACTGGCAAAAGAGAGTGCTGACTACAGCAGCTAGAGTCCCAATAATCAAGACTGGCATTCAAAAAGTGTTGGGTAATCGCATCCTTATAAAGAAGGAAAGCCAGATACTCGAAGATATTGTTGGCAGGGCTTCTGTAGTTAATGCAGAAATCAGGCGCATGGGCATCAATGCTAAAGCAGTTAAAGTTTGGGAGTTGCGAGACATTGACCTGAATCCAATCAAATCTTTTGGCTTCAATAATCAGGCTTTTTCTAAGAAAATGTTTAGCAGGTTACTACCTGAATATGCTGGTGAAAAAGATATAGCAGGCACTTTGGAACACATTTTTACCAATCCCCAAAAGTACGACTGGACGGGTATGTCAAAGCAACTGAACTATGTTACAAGAATTCATGAAGTCAACACTGAGGTTCTTAACCTGCTTAAAGCAGAGGGTGTGCCTCCTAAGAACTTAACCGAAGATTGGTGGATTCACAGGGTTGTGCAAGGCAAGTTTGACCCTGAAGGCGAATTGATTGCTATAAGAGGTAAACCAGGTGTAAAACCAGGGCGAGTTGGCGCAAGACCCTCTTATGAAATGCACCGCAAGGCTCCGACTATGGCTGAGGGAATTGCTTGGGGAGTCAAGTATAACCAAAACCCCGAAGTAGCGGTTGCCTCTTATATAGAGGAAGCATTTAAGAAGATAGCCGATAGTAGAGCGGTCAAGATGGTTGAGGAGTTTGGTATCTTGCCATCTGAAAGACTGGCAGAGCGATTCCCCGAAGTGGTAGCAAGAGCGGAGTTGACCAAAGTTGAACTTGCCGATGCTGCTAAATTTGGCTCGGTCATAAATCGTGCTCTACGAGGTGAGAGAATTCCTGAACAAACTCTCAGGTCTATAGAAAAGAGATTTCCTGTTCTTGGCGCAAGGTTGAGGTCGGCAGTTAAGGGAACACCACTAAAGCCAATGGATGAAGCTGCTAATCTTGCTGAAACTGGAGCAAGGGAATTATTTGATTACCCGCAAAAGATACCTCCAAAGATAGTTTCTGAGGCTGAATGGGTTACAATGTCTGTGCCAGATAGAGTCGCTTTGGTAAAACAGGTTGGGCTTGAAGGCAAAGTAGGTTCCAAATCATGGAAAGCATTAAGTGCTAAAGAAAAAGAGGCTTTGACTACAATTGAAGTAATCAAACCCAAAGTAGAAGGGATTAAGGGGCTTGAAGGTGAGTCTGCTATAAAGAGAATTAAATACGAACCTCCACCAGCCAAGACACCAGATGCTCGCAAGTCTGAATTGGAAGCACTGCGCCGAGAAGTTAAGGCGCTTACAGAGGCAAGAAAAGCACCTTACTGGCAGGCTAAAGCTGAACGTGCTCTCAGAATGGAGCAGGTGAGGCAACCTGAAATCGGTGAAGGCTTTCTACTCCAGCCTTTTGCTAGTGGCAGGATATTCAAGCAAGATTTTATAGACGCCTTCAACAAGTTCTTTGGACATGATGCTGGCTCAAGTGTTCTGAAAGCAACCAGTGATGTGGCTGGTATTCTCAGAATGGCTAGAGCGTCTCTTGACTTCTCGGCTATGGCAATCCAAGGTTTGCCATCTTGGGGACTGGCTCATGCCTATGCCATGTTTAACCCGAAGATAGGTATGAGGATGCTCGGTGCGTGGTATAAAGCCTTTTTTGAGTCAACAAGGGCGTTCTTTGATGCCAGTGTGGTAGCTGGATTCATGAAAAAGAACCAGCAGATAGCTTTACAGAGAATATCATTCGGGGGAAGTTCCAGGGTGGTTGACTACTTTGCTGCACTGGAAGCGAGAACTGGTATCGGTGGTAAAGCAGAATGGCTGATGGAGAAACTACCATTGAAACCTTACCATCGGGCAGAGACAGCCTTTTTTGGCGCTGGCGAGATGGTGAGAGATGAGTTCTGGCGCATACTATCTCCGAAGGCGATTAAAAGCGGTAAGGAATTCGAGTTGGCTCGCTTCCTTGACAGGATAACAGGGATTAGCGATGCAGCTTCTCTTGGCGTTCCTCTTACAACAAGACAGTTGGAGCAGACATTCGCCTGGTTTGCGCCGAATTATACCAGGGCTTGTCTCACCGTTCTGGCAGATATATTCAGGGGGGGCATGACTGGCGCTGAGGCGAGGAAAGCATTAGGCGGTATGATAGGCGCTGGTTCCATCATGTATACAGGTGTTCAGTTTGCCATGCAAAAGAGTGAAGGCAAGTCTGATGAAGAGGCATGGGATACTGTCTTGGGAGGCTTCGGTGTTCATGCCGACCCGATAACAGGTGAGGTTGAATGGCAACCGACAGGGCAGTTTATGACTATTAAGGTCGGTAATTATAACTTTGGATTCGGCGGGTTCTGGTATGGGCTATTAAGATTGGCTGGCAATATTAATGAAGCAATCAACAGTGTGGGTGATAAAGAGCCAATTGACCTTGTACGCATTATAAAGCATGGTAGTTTTAACAAGCAGGATAATCCATTTATCTACTGGTGGTATAGTCGCTCATCACCACTATTCGGCACGGGCTTTGAACTGGCTACCGGCAAGGACTTTTTGGGTTATCCTATTGAGACGAAAGAACAGTACCTGGAGTATATTCTTACCAGATTTGAGCCGATATGGGCAGAGCAAGGATTAAACTGGATGGTGCCAGGTTTTGCCAGAGACTATGAAATCCCTGAAGGTGCTGCCAGAGCAGCTGTCATTCCAGCAGAACTGTTCGGTTTAAGGACGTTCCCTGAAAGCCAGTGGGTAAAATTCTACGATAAGGCTAACGATTATATACAGAGAATACCTGCGGAGGAATTGGATGAAAAGCAAATAGAGGCATGGCAACAGGGGAAGCTCACATGGAAACATCTGACTGAGATGCAGAAGGCTACTCTATTTCAACGCTACCCCGAATTGGAGGATGAATATACCAAAGCTCTAAGTGATAGCCAGTTGAGACAGCGAGAGCATTGGAAGGCATGGGAGGGGAGGATTGAGGAGGAACGTAACATTTATTATAAACGCATAGAAGAGCTAACCCAAAGGTTAATCTCTGGAGATATAGATAGCAGGGAATACAGGGAGATGGCTGGCGAGGCTGGACAAAATTATGGAGCAGCTTTGGACTCTATTGAGCGAGACCCAAACTATGCTATGATTTACGATTACTTTGCGCAGAAGCAGGCTGAAGGCGATAAGTATGGATTTCGGGATGATATCATGCTCGGCGAGTATCAGTCTGAAATACTTTACGCTGAGGATTTGGTTGATAGCAAGGGCGACTATGATTGGGAAGAAAGAAACCGCAGGATAGATGCATTTATCGAGAAGTGGGGGCAGGATGGATATGACAGGATTCAAGCCTATCTTCAGCAGGAAAAGGGGCACAAGGGGCTGAATGAAGTATGGATTAGAAAAGGAACTGATATTGAAGCATTAAGTCGTGGATACTGGGAATTACCCTATAAGCCGATAATAGAGATGGATGAGGGTGATGAAGCTGATGGGAATATACCTGCTGAGTACCTGGCTTTATGGAAGCAGTATCAGGATACTGAAGATAAAGAGGCATTTCTTGAGGAACATCCAGAGCTGGCGAAGGATTGGCGTGCTGAGTGGCGCAAAGAGCACCCCGAAGATGATGCTCGGCTAGCCTTGTGGGGCTACGGTGGTAAGTTGCAATCAATGGAAGCCTATAACCTTGTAGAGAAGTGGAGCAAGGAACTCGGCATACCATTAGAGCAGATGGGATTGGGCATACCTCCGAGAACTTTGGTTAAGCCTTATTTTGAATATCTGGATAAGCAGAGGGAATACGGGGGTAATAGTCCTGAAGCCAAGCTGTTCAGGGTAGAGAACAATGGCTTTGAGGATTGGGCTGAGGAAAACTGGGGTTGGAAACCTGTTAAGGAACACTCTGAAGCATTGCGGATAAGCGTCAAATATCGTGAGCAGGATAAGGAATATGAATCTATTCAAATGGAAGATGATAAGGCGCAGCGTGAAGCAAGGGCTGAATATCTCGCCAAAAACGATGAGTACAGGATTGCACGTAAAAGGCGTGAGGCATACCAACTTGAATTGCCAGACGAAATGGTAGATAACTATGTAGAGTATAGTGAACTTTCTCAATATGGTTACTGGCGAGAAAGATACCGCAAAGAGAATCCCGAATTTAATGCCACTATCAGCAAAGTTCTTGAATTGCAACCAATAGAACCTGATAAAATACCTGATGCCCGCTATGACGAAATTTACGAGAAATACAAAGACCTGTTCAGGCAGTACGAAGAGGCTCAAGGAACCACTGAGGAGCGAAAGGCTTACAGGGAAAGACTACTTGAGGAAAATCCTGAGTTTGCTGTTGCAAGGCGAGAGCGTGAGGCTTATGGTCTACTGCTACCAG